AGCCCTGAATCTACCAATGTTACAGCCGCTGCTGGCGCCATGATTGGTACTGATGGTAACAATCTTATGACGATATATACCAGCGGCGCCCAAGGTATAGATACATATAAAGTTAACTTTGATGATAATAGTGAGAATTTTATTCGTAAGAAATTAAACACAAACCCTCAGTTATGTTCTGCTGGGGGCACCTATTACCCATCTGCTTCGGCAAAAACTCATTGGCTTGGTGAGACATTCGAGCAATTTATTAGAGAACAAGGGGTGTTTAGCGGATCCGCACAGGGAGTTATTCTGCCTATTTTCAGCGGCTCTTCGACGTATGATCCTTCACAGATGGCACAACAAGCATCCCAAGAAGGAAGAACAAGTTGGTTCATTGGCCAAGACATGGGCGCTAGTGGTGATTTCGTTCCTTTTAATAAGCAAAAACTTTTCCGCTTGATTGGAAGAGGCCACGGAGAGTGGTTGCATAAGAATATTAAAGCTTCAATTTTAAAAATTCGACAATCAACTTCAACTTCGACTGATTATGGTACGTTTTCCTTAGTTCTTCGAAAACTTCACGACACCGATAATGCAATAGTTCTAATGGAGAGGTTTGACAATCTTACATTAGATCCACGTTCTCCAAATTTTATTGCGCGAAGAATCGGTGATCAATATACTTCTTGGGATACCACAGAGAAGAGACTTAAAGCATATGGTGATTATCCCAATAAGTCAAAATTTATTCGGGTAGAAATGAATCCCGACGTAGAAGCCGGCGCCACAGATCCTGTATTGCTTCCATTCGGATACTTTGGTCCTCCTAAGTATACTAATATCGTTGATGTTCAAATGTATGGAAACGATCAAGCGGCAGCCGAAGGCAACAGTATAGCGTTAACTGCTAGTTTTGTAACTGGATCCACTATCCAACCCACCGGATTACTCAATGTTTTTATTTCTGGCGCATTGGAGAGAACAGAGGATTTCAGCTTTGATTCTTATCATAAAATCGCAACCGAAACCTCGCTCACGGCTTCTCTCAATTTCCCAACGAATACACTGAGAGTTTCAGGAACTGATGGCGGGTTAAGCTTAGTTAGTGACGCACATTATGGATTTTCTTCTAGAAGAACTGCCGCCACGACTATATCAGACCCAAGCATAGCAGATATGCACCGGCCTTTATATGCAAATTTCCCAGATGATCCGACAAGTTCAACCATTGTAGGTGTTGATTCTTACGCGTATGTCTTCTCTCTTGATGATATTGTTTTGAAAACAGGCACTACAACCGGCTGGTATCATTCCTCTGGTTCTAGAACGAGAGGCTCTTCATATACTTCGGCATCTTATACGAATCTTTTGAATGCTGAAATTAATCGCTTTACTGCTCCTTTCTGGGGTGGTGCTGATGGTTTTGATATCATGAAGCCTGATCCTTTGTACAATCTGGGGATGTCCTCCACATCTACAGAACAAGATAGTTACATTTATCATACATATAAGCGCGCCATCGACACTGTTGCAGATCCAGAATATATTAATATGAATGTTCTCTCTGTACCAGGGCTTACTAATGATTCGCTTACTACTCATATGATTAATGTTTGTGAAGAAAGAGGTGATGCATTAGCTCTTGTAGATCTTGCAAATGTTTATATTCCTCCTCATGAGAAGTATTACGCTTCGAAATCAAGTAGAATAGGTACAACTCCAACAAACGCAGCATCTGCTTTACGTGATAGACAGATTGATTCAAGTTATGGTTGTACTTTCTATCCTTGGGTTCATGTTCGAGATGAATCAACAGGTGCGCTAGTGTGGTGTCCTCCGTCTGTCGCAATGATGGGAGTGTTTGCTAGTTCAGAGAAAGCATCTGCTCTTTGGTTTGCCCCTGCCGGCTTTAATAGAGGCGGCTTGACAGAGGGAGCAGCAGGATTGCCGGTGCTTAGTGTTTCAGAGAGATTGACTTCGAAGCAAAGAGATGAGCTTTACGAGTCGAATATCAATCCAATTGCTTCATTCCCGTCAAGTGGAATTGTTGTTTTCGGACAAAAAACACTACAGATGCAACAATCCGCACTCGATCGAATTAACGTGAGAAGATTGGTGATTTATATGAAAAAGCAAATTTCCATTCTTGCTACGAAAGTATTGTTTCAGCAAAATGTTCAATCAACTTGGAAAAGCTTTACAGGACTCATTGATCCATTCTTAGCAAATATGGTTGTAGGACAAGGTATTACTGATTATAAGTTAATTCTCGATGAGACAACAACCACTCCCGATCTTATCGATCAAAATATTATGTATGCTAAGATTATGGTTAAACCTGCACGGGCGATTGAATACATTGCGATTGACTTTGTGATTATGAATACTGGAGCGTCGTTTGACGAATAAAAGATGGAGGTTTTCCTCCGTTACACTATTTAAAGTAGATTAAGGAGAATTTTATATAATGTCAACATTTTGGTCTAATAATTTTGCCGAGGGCGGCACGGATCCGAAAAGAAAGTTTCGATTTATGGTAACTTGTGAAAACCTAGGTGGTATGGTGTGGTATGCGAAAACTTGCGCAAAACCAGGATTTACAATTAATGCTGCAGAGCATAAATTTTTAAATCACACTTTTTTCTATCCNGGTAATGTAACTTGGCAGGATGTGACTATGACTTTAGTTGATCCTGGCGATCCAGACATCGCTGGAACTTTAGCGGACATTATTGAAGCATCAAAATATGCAATACCAGCCAATGAAAGCGCAACGATGAGCACAATTTCAAAAGCTAGCGCTGTCAATGCTTTAGGAACAATCTATATTACTCAACTAGATTCCGATGGCGGTGAACAAGAAACTTGGACACTTCAGAATGCTTGGATATCTGAGTATAAATGGGGTGAGCTGGAGTATGGCGCCGAAGATCTAAATACGCTTGATGTGACACTGAAATACGATTGGGCTATAATTAAGACAACCGACGCGTCAGTGAGCAAGGAAGCCGGCAAAGAACGGTTTACGGTAACATCATAATAGACATTAGATATTTGAGAGACAAAATTATATAATAACATAAGAGGTGTAAATTGTCGAGAAATAAAGAACGCTTAGGAGGCGTCCAACAACAAGATAGCAATCCACCACCAGCGGTAATGCAAGAAAACGCAGACACAAGTGGTGGATTTTCATTTGTAGTTCCAACAGAGTTTGTGGAATTACCTTCGGGTGGTAAGTTTTATCCTGAAGGNCATCCTCTCCACGGCCATGATACAATTGAAATTCGTCATATGACGGCAAAAGAAGAGGATATTTTAACTTCTAGAACACTTATTAAAAAAGGTGTTGCTTTAGATAGAGTGTTACGAAATATAATCGTTAACAAGAGAATAGAACTTGGTTCCCTTATAATAGGCGACAAAAATGCTATTATTGTCGCAGCAAGAGTATCTGGATATGGTCCAATGTATGAGACAAAAGTGACTTGTCCAAATTGCGCCGAAAATCAAAGGTATAGCTTTGACCTTGATGAGTTTAAAGTATATACTGGTGAAGAAGTGGAAAATAATGAAGATGTTACTGATAATGGTGATGGTACTTTTAATACAATATTACCACGATTAGATTTAACTGTGACTTTTAGACTTTTAACCGGAAGAGATGAAAAAATAATGTTAAATGGATTGCAATCAGATAAAAAGAGAAAGAATGAACAAAGTGTAACCAGACAATTGAAAAATATGATTGTAGCGGTTAACGGTCAAGAGTCTGCTAAAATCATTAATCATTTAGTTGATAATATTCCATCAATTGATTCTCGTCAAATAAGGACAGCATATCGTGCTGCCGCCCCAACTGTTGATTTAACTCAATACTTCGAATGCTCTGAGTGTGATTATGCGCAGGAAATGGAGGTTCCGCTGACTGCGGACTTTTTTTGGCCTGACCGGTGAATACATGGAGAATGTGTATGAGCAGTTCTTCTTCTTGAAATATTCAGGAGGTTGGAGCTTCTCGGAGGCATATAATTTACCGGTTGGATTGAGAAAGTGGTTCGTTGAAAGATTAATAAAACAATTAAAAGACGAAAAAGAAGCAATAGATAATGCATCAAAAGGCGGGGGTAAGAATGTTCAGACATTAACGCCGCAAAATCAGCCAAAGAGAATGTAATTAACGATATTAGAAGACAAGACTTGTTCTTGTCTTTTTTTATGATAAACTATTTAAGTTTAGAGTGTTTTTAAAGGGGCGTTTCTATGGCTGATTTTACAATGGATGAATTAGCGAAAGCTATAGCTAAAGCAATAAAATCTGCCAAAGATGACGATTACGAAGCGCGAGATGCCGCCGCCGCCACCACCGCCAAGGAAGAATTAAAAGCTTTATACGATCTAAGACTTGCCCAAGAAGATGTAAATGAACTTTTAACCGAAAGATTAAAATTACAATCCGATTCGTTTTCGAAAGCGAGAGAACGCGCTGCCGCAGCAACCCGTCAAGCAGATATTCACAGAAAAGAAGCAGAAAGACAGCAAGGAATTGAAGACAACAACACCGGCATCGTCAAAATCAATGCCATTGCCTTCCGAAAAGCCGCCGAGGCACGCCAGAAAGCGGCAGT